CCCTTCATTAAAACTTCTAATTCCACTACCCACAGCACCAATAGGACCAGGCAATGCTGCTAATTGGTCATCAAACTGACCGGCTTGGAAGTTTACTTTTTCTTGAGCATCGTTTAACTCATCTAATTGAGCTCTTAATTTTTCAAATTCGGCAGTACCGGTCTTGCCCTGGTCTGCCAAGGCCTGTAATTGGACTGTAGTTTCTCTAATCTGAGTCCTTAATGATTTAAATTTACCACCACTACTATCAGCGGAATTACCTAAATCATCTAACTTTTCCTGTCCTACTACTTCGGTTTCAACTACGGCTGTATATGTTGTAGTATTATCTGCCATGCCACATTCGTTTTATAAGTTTACCTAATTGTTTCCATGTATAAGGAATTTTACGGCTTCCCTTAGCGAAATCAATTCTTTCGGAAACGCCATAGTATTCATTCATTGCTAATAGGTCAATAATATTTCTTATCATATACATTTAACAATTTAAGATTATTCTGTAGGGGGTTGCGGTTCTTCTGCGATTGTTTCACCAATGTTAGCCAATGGTCTTCCAATCACATAAGCACCATCTAATATCGGACCTAGCAATTGAACTGAACATTCACCAGTAGTTAAGTTATACTCATTAATAGCTCGTAAATGGTAATGATTTCCTCTAAATTCAATGATATCATTTAATTCCATCTCAAAGTAATCTGCTAATGGGATAATCGCTGATGCGTTTACTAAACGAGTTCTTGGATTATATAAAAGATTTACATAAGATTCCCAATATTGTGTATATAGGGAAGCCGTTGGTGGTGTACCATATGGAGCTTCTTCATTATTAAACAATAAGGATAAAGAACCTGTTGTAGTGTTCAAACCTGAATAATTGTCAAAATATGGAAATGCTTCCAACGCATCAGCTGTTGATAATGATATAGAACCTGATGCTACATAATATGGTTCACAATCTTTCAAACCATTGTAGAACATAATACGTGGCTGTACTCTAGCCGGTTGATAATCTACCGATGATATGAAAAGTGGTATGTAAATTTTTTGTTTAGTAGACATAATTTATTTTTTTAACATGCAGATATTGGTGATGATGGATATAATGAAGCTCCCTCTACTGCATCAACACAATCTATTGTAATATATTCTGGGTCACAACTGAATAAACCACAATCTACATATTGTACAGAATAATACTCAACATATCCGCTTGATGCTCCATATGGAATATAAATCAATCTGATATCAGGATATGAAAATCCAAAACAAGTTTGTATATCATATTTTACAACAACCGTTACTAAATCACCATAGTTAATCGTTGGATTACCATTAGCATCCAATAGAGTAGCAGTGGTTCTATTAACCACAGTATTTGGTGGAGACCCATAGTAACAAGTTGGTGGAAGAAAATCCCAAACATTATCTTCAACTGATACTTGGTAATTAGTTGAGAAATCAATAGAACCAGAAACTCCAGTTCCATCTAAGTAAATAATTGGTGAAGAAGCAAATGATGTCTTAACCTCAAAGTTACCTTGTGAGAAGAAGTTTTGAGTATCTATGTAATAAGTTTTACCAAACTCTCTATTTGCTGCTTTGCTAAACTGTTGGCTGATGTAATCGTTATCCAATAAATCACCAAAATTTAATTCATTTACTGCTAAGTTGTTAGCTGGAATAACTTCTAGCTTTTCATTAAGGTTAACAAACTGATTAAAATCCCAAACTCTACCTTTATTGTACCAACTATTAAATGTTTCTACAATAAATTCTCTTTGTTTAGTTCTCGATGGATACATTACCAAATTAAATTTCTTCTGCAATCCAGTAATGAAATCAATCTTCTTAATACCTTTTGTACCAAATGGCATATTAGCACCAATGTTCATACTCCAACCTTCACCAACATTACCAGCTTTAGTAATTGATAATGATGATTTTAATTCATTATCTGGGTCTAATGTTACCGAAAAGTTACTTGCGTATTCATTATTGTATTCTACAGCGAATTTATAACTTCCAGATGCTAAATAAGCTGTGTTAAATTCAGTTGTAAGTGTATATTTTCTTGTTTCAGTATCTAAATTTTGAGAAACATATCCACCATATATTTCTTTAAAATAGTTATTAAAATTTACTAATGTTGTTGTTGATACGCTTGTAGTATTTGCAGCATCTCTAACATGCACTTCAAATGATGGTACACCCTTACCAGCTGCTGACCTACTTACTTCAAAGTTAAGTGTTAACTCACCTCTTAACTTAGTTGGGTATTCCACATTATAAATCAAATCAGCATCAAATGCTCCGCTTGGATTTGTTTGAATATTATAATAAGGTAAAAGGAATGGAGTACCAGCTACCAATGTATTATTTGTAGAGCCACTAACAGGGGCTATTTTACCTTGTCCATAAGTTTCCAAATTTGTTTCAGCAAATATTGGGTATCTTAAAGAGTTATTACATAGAAGATAAACGTTATCTAAGAATGATTGTTGCCAAAATGATGATGAATATGTGTAACCATACTCAGCAAAGATAGCATCCCAAACTTCTTTAACTCTAATAGCAGGTTTAAAGTCTTGAACGAACATAGAACCTTCACCACTATCTATTCCAAAGAATTGTGATTCAGGTGTGTATAATAATTTTTGTCCATACTCAGCTAAAGGATAAACAATAGAACCTGAGAATAGTTTATTTTCCCAACTTCCAGTAATAGCTTCTAATGAAGCTGAGTGATTGAATTGAGCCAAAGAACTCGTCATATCGGTTAAGAATGAACGAGAAACCTCTCTAGCAAAAGATGAAATAGCTCCGTAAATTGATATCTCATAAGAATCAATAAACTTATTTGCTACAACATTTACTTTGTTTAATTGAAGATATCCCTGAGCTAAATAAATTCCATCAAAGTCCAAATAACATTGAACTTTTTGGTTAGTAGCAAAGATATCAGGTGAATATATTGAGATATCATAAACGTGTTCAAAGAAAGCATTATTTTTTTTAGTGCCAGGTAAAGTGATTTGTCTTGTGAAATCTGCTGGTAATATACCAAGGTCGAATAAACCAGTAACATTATCCGATAAGAATATCTGTTCATCCTTAAATAAATCTAAGATTTCTCCGTTAGCAACTAATTTAAATGCTAAGCCTTGCGTAGATGATAACCCCATATATTATAAAATTAATTTATATGCTTTTCCGTATTCAAAATCAAATGCGTATTGAATTACTTTATCTACCACGCCTGTTTTGAATGTAATACTTTCAGTATTGATTGTGATTGGTGTAAGTCTATTTGTAGTTTCGTCTTGTACCCAATAAACTTCATCAGATACTAACAATTGTTTGAATATATCATTATAATCTTGCGATACCCAATCAGTATTTACACTTAAAGCTTGCTTAGAATCTACTACATACTTTTGATTAGATGTTTCATAATCATTGTAGAATAAAGTAGGTGATTCCCAACTACCAATTTGTGGCTGATATGTTCTAGCTTCAGTACTGAATGATGTTCTACTAACCATATCAAAGTTAAAGTAATCATATTGTCCGAATCTATTTTTCCATTTGATTCTTACATTTGGATACTTTTGTTTACATTTGTAATCATAGTAAATCGGAGTTCCTAAAGCAGTTGAGCCACTAAATGCTTGAACTGTGTACCACTCTGCTGATGCAGATACTGGGAATCCATTCTGAGCTGGAAATAGAGGCGGTTGTTGAATTTGCTGAGAAGAACTTAATGAAGATGATAAGTTTACACTACCATTGTTTATAGATGATGAGTAAACTAATTTAGTTGGCTGTGGTGAAGATGTTGTACCCACATAAACACCCATAGTTCCTTTGTTTTCTTCAAAGAATGATTGTGTTACAGGTCCATCGGTCATCATCGGCCAATGAATAGATTTAGATACTATTTGTTGATTGATTGGTTCATCAAATATTGCATATCCATCTAATGCTTTATAAACACCGCTCTTTACTCTTGAGCCAGTTGGATATGAAGAACCTGATAGGTAAGACCAATAAAAATCTGCAGCGTAATAAACTACGTTTGAAGGATTTGCTGCAAGAGGAGCTTGTAAAGTAGAGTTTAAGATTCTACTAAAATCAAAAATCCCACTCAATGATGAGTTAGGATACTTTACTAACTGATATTTTGGTACTGAACCTGATTGGTTTGTTGAACCAGTCCAGAAGTATAAATCTGCGTTATATTGAAAGCTCGAGCTATAAACCACCGCAGCCGATTCTGATACGGCAAATATGATAGGTGATTGTGCTAACGATGCTGAAGCTGGATATTGTAATATTCCTAAAGCCATCTAATTCTTTTTATTAATTTAACCTCTAAGAGCAAAAAAGTATCGGATGGTTACTTCTTTTTGAAAGCCGCAAACTTAATATCTAATTGAGCTCCAACACTTTCTGCTTCTTTTTCTAATTTGCCTGTAATGAATTCCTCTATAAGCGATTTTAAGGTACTATCCTGAGCAGCATATTGTGCGAAAGGTCTAGCTTCCATATAGCGTGTTCCTTCCTCTACAAACTTACCATATTCAGCGCCTGGCGGTGCGTAGTTAAGTACTAATGTGTACTTACCTTCCTCCTCCTGAATCATTTGTGATGCTGAATTATAATCACCTACCGTTCTATACAAATTACCAGTTTTGTACGCAGGTCTCCAAGGCCCATTAATCATATACGATTGGGCTAGAGTTTTAAATAAGCCAGCTACATCTTTTAGGGTTTTCATTAGCAATCAGTTTGAACGCCTGATACCCCACCTGCCAATAAGTTAGGATATAAACAAGCATCAGCCTGATTAAATGCTTCTAATTCAAATGTACAAACCCAACCAGCTAAAGCATTTGGAAAATCATTTCTGAATGGTACAGCTACAGGTTGTGAAGTGACTGTAAAAGCGTATGTTCCTCTGGAAGTGAAGGTAATCAAATCGTTTATTATTGATAGCGTATTAGCATGGATATCAACCGTGTCATCGCTGCCGAAGAACGGAGTATCATCATAGTTTGAACTACCAATTGATTCGTTGTTTTTTAATTTTACTTTATCTGCAATAGTAATCTGCACATTATACTTAATAACCTTTTCACCAAATCTTGCATTAGTGATAAGAATATTTCCTATTGGATATTTTGGAAATTCATCCATGTCTATATCAAAGTCATCACCATAGGTAACTCTTTGGATAGATGGATGATTTGTCATTATTGTTTTCCAATAATTCAGTATGTTGTAATACAAAACATAGTTTGTATTCTGATTATTTACTACAGTTAATCCCATATATTATAAGTTTATTCCGCCAAAGTAAGTGTTGCTCATATCAGGGTAAATTTGTGTTTGGTTACCAACTGATTCGTAGTATTCAGGTATTTGGTTAGAATATGAAATCAAATAATTTTGCATTCTTGTTGCGTAATAATCCGCATTATTCATAGCTTTTTGAAGAAGATAATCTACTTCATTTTTGCTTACCGATTTAGCGGTTTCCGTTTCGTGTTTAACAGCGCCTTCTGATTTGAATTGTACACCGCTAAATGGTAAGTATTCTACTACTGCGTACCATATGAGTGTGGGCTTGATGTGGTCATTCATCAGGTCCTGATAATAGGCGTTCATCTGATTGAATGTCCCAGCTACAATTTCATCTTGCAGTTTGTAGAATAAGACTGTACCCAATAGATTTAGGATATATTTGTCCTGCGCTGTTCTTACAAAATTTAGTAATCTATCAGCATCTATTGAACCCTGTAACGGAGTGTTCTTAATAATATCGTTTCTTGTTATGAATAAAGCGTACGCCATATTTGTAATGTTTATCTATATGTTTTAACAAATTCAGCAGTTCCCATTAGTAAAGGACCTCTATCATTTGAAATGTTTTCGTCAACTGCTCCTTCACCACCATCTTCCATTTCAGCTGGATTTTCTGCTTGTTTATTTATATCATCCTCAACTTGCTCTATACTCTTTCCAGTTTCTTCAGCAGTTTGTGAAAGGATTACCAATGGTGTCAATTGCTCAAAGTATAATTGTGTATCTTCATATCCACCATCAGCGAATGCGGTTGCTAACGAGGCTATAATAAGGTTTTGGAATGGGTTTACCGTCATCGTTTGTAAGATTGAGTAAGCCGTTTTCATTTCTTCTGATTGAGAAGAGAATCCATTAGCAACGGTACGAATACCAAACAACAATGGAGATGTTACTCTATGCGCTACAAGGATTCTATCCTGAGCGTATTCTGCAACGTATCTAGTCTTCTCATGTAAATTATCAGTTTGAATTACATCGATAGTTGGTTTTCTTTCCGGGTCATCATTGAATGTTACTATGAATCTACCAGCATTTCTAGTACCAGTAAATTTAGCTTCAATTAAATCTTCAATTGTATCTCTTTCTTCCGGAGCTGGAATACCATTGTTCATATTCAACATTACAACAGGTAAGAACCCATTCTCAATGTTGTTAAGATGTAAGTTAGATAATTCAGCTTCTACAAAAGAGAATTGTAAAGCAGGAATCCAATCAGGAAGGGAATAGTAATATTTGCCTGGTGAATAGTTCTTAATCCAAAGTACTTCCATTTTTTCATTGGATGTACCAAAAGCTGGAATCTTCTTCTTATATCTTTGTGCTTTGTGGTCACTCCAATCAGTACAATAGAAATAGTTTTCAATCTTTGGACTATCATAAAGCTTTTCAGCTCTCCAGTTTTGAGTTGGAGAATGATACATTTTAACTATCTTAGTATGGTCATCATTCCAATAAACTTGGAAAACACCATTACCATATAATTTTAAATCAAATGCTACTCTTTTTAGCTCTTCTTGTGGAATAATCTTTTCCAATAAAGGTTGAAAAGCCTCATTTTTTGAATATATTCCCTTACCAAAGATAAGGTCAGCTATACCTTCTACACAAGCCGCATTAGTTGTTGAGTTGTTGTAAGCATCAGTTATATTTTGGAAGAAATCATCAGGAGCAATTACACCAACAGGCACCCATTGATAACGTGTTTTAGTATCCTCAATGATGTTTGGGATTTCTTGCTGAGCTAGATTTACAACCGAAAAATTTTGATTCAATTTCATATTAGTCTAATATTATGTATTCATTATCCGTTACGTTACTAACATATACGTTCTCAAGCGGTATTTGGTTTACATAAGTTGGTTTTTCTACCGATTGTGATGTAAATACTGAAATGCTACCATGCCAAATTGAGC